CATAACCGCAACACCATTATTATCATTAATAATAGTATCTACTGCATTATGAATAGCAACTGTTAATTGTTCTTGAATGGCACCACGTCTTCCAAAATGCTCTACAAGTCGATTTAATTTACTTAAGCCTATAACTTTTCCTTCATTACCTGGTAGATAAGCTATTGAAACTGTACCTTGAATGACCTGATGATGGTGCGAGCACATTGACGTTAATGGAATGCCACCTTCAAATACTATGCCATCATAACCATCAGATGGAAATGCTGTAATGGCTGGTGCAGCTTCATATCTGCCGGCCCATAGATCATTTACATATGCCTTAGCTACGCGCCTAGGCGTATTAGATGAATTAGGATCATTTCTCCAATCCACACCCAAGGCATCTAAAAATTCTCCAAAGGCCTTTTCCGCATTATCGATAATCTCAGCTTTCTGAAATTCAGTTAAGCTAGTTACATTACCATGCTTTTGTCGCATCTCTGCTAACTGCAGTGATATTCCATTAGCAAATCCTTCTTTTACTAATTCAATCGTATTGTCATTTCCCATTTTAACCTTCTGTTGATATCATTGATAATTCTGATTCTCTAATTAATGCATACTCCTCTCCTTCTAACATAACCTTTCTACCATCATTAAGCAAATGGTTTTGTACGAGTATAGTATCACCTACGGTAGCCGTCATTGGTATCTTATCACCTGTTTGAGTAAATAGTCCAGTTCCGACTGATATAACTTCTCCGTATGTATATGACGTCTGGTTAGCGGTAAGTAGAATGCCGCTTTTGGTTTTCTGCTCATCTTCCGTTACTTTAATTAGGAGCATATCTCCCATTGGTTTCATTTTCATTTTAAACTCACTTTTTTATTAACTTCTTAAAATATAAATAATCTTTCTGAGATTTCCTACAGGAAGGTCAGACCCCAGTGGTCATATCCCAGGCCGAAATGTGCATTCTAGATAGTGCTATAAATTTATATTTAATTCCCATTTCCATTACCCATTTAGTTCGCTCATGGAAATTTTCTCGCGAATCCATTCCTGGCATGCAACATACATTTGTCATTGGAATGTTAAATGGATTGATAAATGTATCGAACATTTCTTTAATATCTTCTTCATCTGAAACTACAAATTTAAATTGATAGTTAGAATGTGACCTAATAGAATGCAATGCATTTTCTCTAATACGCTGCTTAGGACTCATACCGGAATTTGCTAGCTTAGGCGAGCAATTAATCTGATCCATATATATGGATAACTCTCTTGTTAATGGGACTGTGCCATTTGTTTCTATTTCACAATAAGGTGTAAATGGTAAATCGCATGTATAACAATATTCTTCAAAGTATTCCATAAAGCCAGCTATCGCTCGCTGATGCATTGGTATGGTAGGCTCACCTCCAGTCCAGATGATATGAATTACTCCTGATGCTATATCAGCAAGTATACCTTGTTCATCCCACCGCTCGAACAAGTATTCATATGGCCGATGCGAGCCTTTTGCCCATTCTGGTATTGAATCACAAGTCCATGTAGCCTTACCTTCCAGTTCTAAATCTCCTTGAAATGAACCTGGCGTATCATCCCGTTTTTCTTTCTTAAACTTATTAACAAATTTAGGAGTTGCACCACAAGTTAAATTGCAATTAGCTAATCTAATAAAATATGCAGGTACACCTGTCGTCTTTCCTTCCCCTTGGATGGAATAAAAGTCTTCTGAAATAAGTATTTTATTTTGTTCTGTTCCTGACATTATTTAATCTCTTCATATATTGATGAATTTTTATCATTTTCAAAGCACTCTACTCTTACTACCTTACACCGACCTGCATCCGTTTTAGATAATACCTCATTGAAATGGTCAAATACTAATTTAGCACAAGACTCAGCTCCCATCTTCTCAAGGAAATGTACTTTAGCCAGCCCCATTTGACCCATTTGTTCAAATATATCTCTATAAGGATCATTAGTTTGTATAAGTAATGTATGGTCCCACATATGATTCATCCATGACTTAAGTCCATTACCTATAGGTGAATCTTTAAATCCACCATAGTCAACAATCCAATTCATATCATCTAACCCCATATTTTCATCATCTGGTGTATTAGATTCAAACCACACTTTAAACTTTAAAGCATATCCATGTAATAATTCACAATGTGAGTGCGACGCCTTCCATTGACGTAATGCAACTGAATAATTGTCGAATATCTTTGTTGATTGAAATTTACCCATTTTTATCCTTCATACGTCCAGGCTACAAAATATTTCCGGCCATCGGTTAATAAATGAGATGCTGTACCAGCACCATCTAAAGCAAACTCAGCGAGATAATTATCTCGGTTATCTTCTGATTGAAATAATGCGAAGTTCGATGCACGTGGATATGTTTCCTTGAAGGATACCCCAGTCGCATTTACTGAGTTGTTAGTAACTGTCTCCATCATCATAGTACGGAGATATTCTTGATCACAGCCAGGAACTTTATACCAGTTAAAGTCCATAGCTAATTCTTTGTAATTAAATGATTTCTGCTTTGCCATTTTATTTAAATTAAGATATATACAATATATGAAACTATTTTCAATCTACCAAACTTTTTATAAGAATGCTGAGCCCCATCCAATATGAATTATCACAGTGCGTTCTGTGAATCCTGGAATTTTATTCTTTTCAAGACGTTCAATGATCGCATCCATATGAGTGTTGCGAAAGGTCTTTTTACGGACCTTCCGGGCTTTTGCACTAGTCTTATATGTGATAGTAATTGGTGCTTTTACGTATGCCATGTTATCGTTTATCTACTAGAAAGAATCTTTCAAATTTAGCTGGACTAAATTTAGTTAGAGGTTCATCTGAATAATCCATATCGAATCTCACTGCGTACTTGCCTTTCTTGGTAATCTTCTTGAGAGTACCAAAGCATCCGTTTCCGTTAACGATATTATCACCTAAGGTTACGTTACCTTCGTTGAGATTTATTTTCTCCCAACCATCTGTTAAAAATTCTGCTTCTGACATTATATTTAGATTTATTAATAGATTGCTTCATTTTTATGAAACTTTGGATATAAATCTATCGTTTCCAAAATCCCATGAATGGTAAAGTGCAACAATGGACTGTAATCTTTTATTACTTCCATTTCTTTATCATTGCGGATATCATTTGCATAATCAAATCCATCATATAATCCAGCAAGCATATTAGATACTGAACCAAATGCGAGTAATTTTTCTGATGCCGGATCAACGATTCTAAATAATTCTGTCTTGCACATTGAGATCAAATCCATTGTCTCTTCATTCATCCATTTATGTCTATCAAAATACTTTTGCAAATTTCCCATCTTTCTCTTTCTTTAAAGGTTATATCTAAAGATGGCGAAAAAAACAACGCAAACCAACCTTTTTAGAAACTTTTTTCAACTTTTTTTAGGCGAAGAAAGGATATACATTGTGTATATCCAATCCTCTGTACCTAAATATGAATATATCAAGCAATTTCGCATTGCCCTCCCACACAAGCCAATTCACCTGATAGATTTGTATCATCGTCCAATTCAATTACTTTACTCAAATCAACATTAGATAATGATTCCATTAATTGTTCATATTGCTCTTTCGTAATATCTTCGAATGGAGCTTGCTTATATGTATGATCAGCATATGGTAGAACGGATAATCCATTGTAATGCATGCGTTCTCTCCACATCCATTCTCCTACAGAATCCCATTCGTGGTCTCGAATTGATATGGTAGCAGATACATTATGTGTATTTGACCCGGAACGATGTCCTGACTTAATCCATTCTAAATGCACTTGCTTTACTCGTTCCAGCAATTGAAATGGTGATTCGGTTCTTAAGATTGCACCTTCTGGTGCTTTTTGTGGTACTGATATTACAGCAGTATCATGTGGCCGGAAATATTCATCTTCAATTAATTCTGGATGATGAATAGCTAAATAAGTATAAATAGCTTCATTCTTACCTACTCTCACTCGCCTAATATAATAATCGTTATGCCAGGCATGAATGCCAGATGATGTTCCTAAGGTTAATGAGGTTGTGCCAGCTGGCTTTACGGTTGTACATCTTGCTGATTTATTGATACCTAATACTTTAGCTACCCTAGCATTTTCTTCTTTAACTATTTTAGCTGCGGCTTTCATATTATAACCTAACACTGTACCGGAACCTATACCGGTCATTGAAATACCGATAAGCGCATCCTTTTCCGTTGTTCGTTGCCAAATAGGTCTTAGATAATGAAAATCGGTATATCCTGCTTGAAGCGTACCAATGAAGGCAGCTGCTTTAACTCTAGCTTCATAATCCTCTTGTGATGTGATATCCGATGCATTTACCTCGCATAGATTACAGAATTGGTATGGCCTTAAGGCAATTTCACAGCAAGGATTAGTACCCCAATCTTTATCATTCGATAAATAGATACCAGGCTCACCTGCACCAGATGCTTCAATACGCTTCCATATGGTAGTAAAGAATTCTTTAGTAACCTTATGACGCAGTAATACTGCTGAATTATTTGCTCTTCCTCTCTGTGGATGCAATTCCCACCAGTTACCAGCCTTGCAAGATATCATTTCATCATCATCTGCCGAAAACAATGATATAAGCGCCGCGCGCCTAATACCACCAGCCAGAACGGCATCAGCAATATAACAAACGATATCATGCACATCAATAGCTTTGAGCTTCTCGCCATTCTGTTTCTCATTTAGTATTCCTTCTATTTTTACCAATGCCTCTTTAAGAGGTTGGGGTCCAGGAGCTTTACCACCTGATGTAACTAAACGAGCACCTTTTGGCCTAATATCTGAAAAATCAAATTTTAGTCTAGATCCGCCATAGAAATAACTCTTCATTAAAACTTTTATAGCATCCGCCCAACCTTCGATTGAATCTGCAATTAAATATCGCCGTCGGCGATCTGGGTTTGGAGCATGAATTTCTGGTAATGCATCTACGTGATGCCTCTGCACAGAATATCCAACTCCGGTACCACCTAGTAATAAGAACATTACTTCTGAGAATGATCTCCAATCATCGATAGGTAGATAAGCACAGTTATAAACTCTGTTAGGTGATATTTCTATAGATTTGCCACCGAATTGCAAACTTCGCATTGATGGTAATACTTTTTTATTATATACAAATTTATATGCTGCTTCTATTTCATCTTTGATACCAGGATATTTTTTAATATGCATTTCTTTGTTCCGAGTAACTAATTCTTCCCATGTTTCTCTTCGGTGCAATTCCGATTGATATTTAGCGTACTTCATGTGTACGGTGATATCGGAGAGTACTTCATTAGATAGTTCCATTTTACGACCTTATATTTTTAAAGATTTATACCCTCGCGCGATACGATAATTAACGAATTCTTATATAAATATGTTCACGCAGAGCTATTAACTCTATTTTTGACTCAAAAAAGTAAAGCTTTTTCAACCGAAATCACCGCTCTTGATTTCCTTAAATTTTTGAGACAATAACTTCCGAGCCAATTCATTTCCATTAGACATTTGTTTCTGAGTATCCTTACCTTGAATGGATGTATCATTATATATATCAAATTGTCCATTAGATGTATTCATTTTACTTGGTAATGTAATACCATCAGGTCCAAACCTATTTTTAATTACGTGCCATCTACCAGTACCAGCTAATTTATCTGTTACCTTTCTAGATAGTGATATAATGAAATCAGCTACCATTACCTTACCATATGATTCAGCAATCTTACTTGCATCGATAACATCTTCCTCTAATGCCGATCTATTTGCTTGAGATGCAGTCCATACCGGTATTTCATATTCGCCTGCCATACCTCGAAGGTCTTCATATATACCTTCTAATTCATGTCTCTTCTCTTGTCCATGACCTCTTAACAAATCAGCATAATCTACAATAATTAAGTCTGGCTGTTTGCCTTGCATTATACATTTTTCAACATGCGATTTAATACCTAATACTGATACTGTTTTTGTTGGATAGTATTTGATAATTAAATCACCATCTACTTCTTCCAATTTTTCTTTTACTTCATCTTGATAATGCTTTAGATTTTGATTTGCAATTCCAGTTATAACAGAATCATATCTCAATCCAACATATGCAGCATTTAATTCTAATGTATAATGTACTACAGTTTTTCCTTTCTTAACAGCATGTGCCCCTATATTCATTAATGCCCATGACTTACCAATCCCAGCTGGTGCAACCATTACACCTAACTCACCTTTACCTAATCCACCATCAGTTAATTCATTAACAATCTCCCATGGCGTTTCTTGAGGGTACCGTACGGACTCTAGATATCGAGCATCTATATCCATCATGTAATCATGTCCAATATCTTTATCTCCACCAGCTTTTAAAGCCGTATCAATTTTAGCTTTAATATCCTCATACTTACCATTCTTAAGCAATGATACTGAATCCAATATAGCTTTTTTGATTTCCTGATTTTTACAAAATTCAATTGCTTGTTCTTTGATAAACTCTAAATCATCAGCACCAGTGTATTTCCATGCATCTTTAAGATGGTCCACGATTTGCGTCTTAAGAACATCATTTTCAATATCTGCCATTTTAACCTTCATTACTTCTAATGAAGGCGATGCTTTATATTCTCGACTATAATCTAATATTGTTTCAACTACCCATTGGTTGGCTTCTGATTCAAAATATGACGGAATTAATATATCAGATATCTGCTGGAGAAATATTTTATCAGTTAATAAAGATGTAATTGCTTTTATTTGGAACGTATATCCAAAATTCGACAAACGATCAGTCATTTACTATTTCTTTTTATTTTTAATGTCATACATCAAATATATAATAATTTTTTAAATAATCAAATGCTAGCGTAAGCATTCAATGAATTAAATGAATTGAGCAGCCAGGTATCGACATCTTTAATAGATGTATATAATTTATCAACCATGAACATCTTTTTAAATTCTAATATGTTAGTTCGATGAGTTGTTTCATGTGTCTTATCAAGTATCAACATTTTTGCGTTACCTGATATATCTACTTCTTGTAACTGCATTAATTGATGGTTGCGATCTAATACACCTGAATCAATGCCTGACTGCACTTTTTGGTATATTTTTAATTTTGAATCAGCAACTCTATCAGCCGTATATTCTTTCATCTCATCTAATGAGACAGGCTGGTTTAATAGCATTGGATAATTTTTAATTAATGTTTTTAATCCAACGCCATCTACTCCTGGAATATTATCCGACTTATCTCCAGAAAACATACGATACATCAAATAATTTTTATGATGCATTCCTACCTCATCGGCAAGTGTTTCTGTAGTATACATTTTCTTTTTAACCGGACTCCAGACTTGGATACGGTTGTTAACTAGTTGTAAGAAATCGCGATCGGTAGATACTATAGTTACCTTTTGAGAATCTTTAGTATAAATTTCATTTGCGATATACGCCATGGCATCATCGGCTTCAATATTATCTATTGCCATAATATTAACAGGCAATAAATTTAAATATTCAATCATTCGGTTGAACTGTCGCCTCATTGAGGCTTGCTCATCTTCCAGATCTTCAAATTCATCATGTCGGTTGAGTCGCGTTCTTACCGCTCGATTGGCCTTGTAATCAGAATATATCTTTCTACGCTTTACCGATCCACCCTTACCATCGAATACTACTACACATCTGGTAGGCTTATGCATTCGTATAACAGCGGCCAATGACCTCATAAATCCAACAACACCTCCAATATGGTCTCCATCATCATTTAATGATGGTATAGCCGAGAAGACTCGGATGAACAGGTTAAGACCATCGATAACCATAATATGACTATTTCTGTCTTGTCCTTCCTGTTCAACCCGCTCCTCGTTGATTTGATTTAGGATTTGCTTGTATCTAGAATTCATCCTTCTTCGTTTACAAATTCATTATCAATTACTACATCATCAATACCAATATCTTCGCCTGGCTTATACTTAAGAATATATGATTTGCAAATTGCTTCATATATCTCAGCTTTCAAAGTATCATCATCAATTACTAGCTTTTCAAAATCTTTAGATAGGAATTTTACATCCTTTCCAGCAGTACTAGTATACGTATACCACGCGCCTGCTTGAGAAACTATTTTATGATCTTTCATGATATTTAGCCATCCACCATAATCATCAATACCAGATTCGAAATAGATATCATAATCAATCGTTTTCAATGGTGGTCCCATTCGATTTTTTATAACCTGTGTTCTTGTCTTAATACCAATAATCTGATCAATGCCATCTTTTTTAACTTTGATTTGACCAACCGACTTCAATCTTAGTCTTACTGATGAATGGAATGGTATTGCCTTTCCACCACTAGTCGTCCATGGGTCTCCAAAACTAACACCTAATCTAGTACGTAACTGATTTGTAAATAATAAACAAATCTTTTCACGTCCTAACATATTAGTTAGCTTTCTCATACCTTTGGATAGAATAATGGACTTGGAAGTTGCATAACCATCCTTATCATATTCAGCTGCCATTTCGATTTTAGTCGATGCACCCATTACAGAATCTACTACAATTGTAACCAATCGATCTTTATTAGATTTTCTAATTGATTCAATTATACTTTCGATTGCCTCAAAAATATCCTCGATAGTTTCTAGTGGAATATATAACATCTTTTCAAGATTGATTCCAATAGCCTCTAAAAAGTCTCGACTAATAGCATTTTCAGTATCAATATATACTGCCATGCCACCTGCCTTTTGAGTATTGGCCAAAGCATGGGCAGCCAATAATGACTTACCCGATGCTTCAAGACCAGTAATCTCTGTAATCCGACCAACTGGAAATCCTCCACCTGGTCTATTGGATATTGCGAGATCTAGCATAGATGACCCAGTTCCAACCCAACCCTTTACATCTGCCGGTGTTTCTGTATCACCGTCTAGAAAGAAAGCTGTTTTATGATTGGTATTTTTAAACTTCTTGTTCAGTGCCGAAGCAAGCTCCGATGCTAACTGATCAGTCTGTTGGCTTTTAGTTTTACCTGCCATCTATAACCTTTTTTAATTACTTGTTAAACAATTCGTCAAACGCATCTGATACGTTATCGACTTTACTTACATTTCCTGCAGGAGCTGCCGCGGCTGGTGCTGATGCACTTTCTTCTGCCGTTTCACCTTCTTCTGGATTCAACCAATTCTCCAATGCCTTCTCAAGTTCATCATATGATGGTTCTTTGAAGATATCCGAGATGTTAGGTTGCTTGCTAGCTACTAGCTCCGCAATATTGCGATCTTCTGTTAGAGCCGATGTATTAGGCTTTACACGAATTGCTGTCTTCGGATATGTTCCTGGAGAATCAGATGGTGTAAATTCTACTACAACATCACGCCCATTCATTGGATCTGTAATATCACCGTAATCTGGATCTGCGATAAATCCTAGGATTTCAGTATATACTGTTTTACCGAATCCCCAAAACTTAACACCTTCAGATTCTTTACCTCTTACAACAACAGGTACATAAGTCCTCATTTTTGGTTCCATCTTCTTACCTAACTTCCATTCATCAGATACTCCAGATGATTTTAGTTTCTCGGAAAATTCTACAACCGGGTCAGGACGACCATATGTCATTGGTGATAGATAATTGCGTTTTGCAAGATCATAATGAAAATGCATTTCAAGAAATGGATTCTCTTTGTTGTGCTGATAAGGAACAATTCTAATTTGTTGCTTACCTGGTTCAGGCTTCCACAGATTGTTCTGCCTGGTTGTTTGTGACTGGAGCTTGCCCAGTTTGCTTCTAATTGCGTCTAAATCAATTGCCATTTGTTAATCCTATTTTTTAATGGTTAATAATTATTAATATAAGTACTTTCTTTCACGAATCCTAATGATTTGTAAAAAAGTATTGAAAAAAATTGTTATTTGTTATTTTATCGGATGCCTTTATCATCATAATATGGATCCGGCCGGCCTTCCGTATCACTTGTGATACTTTCTATAGCATCGCCAAGCATTTCCTGTAATTCAATAAGCACATCCCTCATTGCAAATATACTATCCTCGCCAATGGCATATGAACCACGTCTAGCGTTTCTAATTTCATATGATACCTTAGCAGCTAAATCTAATGCCGATGTTGTGCCATTCTCATCAAAATAATCTTCATTCCATCCATCGCTAGATTCCCATGGCTCATCATTACCATCCTCATCGTCATATTCATCCTCTCGTAATGATTTGGATTCATGTGCGGCCTTTACATCTGCCATTGTTGGTAATGGCTTACCTGGTTGACGTTCCCATGCATGAGATTCGTTAAGACGGTTACCGCCAATTCTGTTAAATGTATCTCGTAATGTTTTTTTCATTTTATAGCCTGTAAATTGGCAATTGCTAAGGCTAAGCCTCTTCGAATGCCATCATTATAATTATTTTCACCAAACGGTGTATCGAATTCTTTCATCTTCTTTGATAACCGATCTATAACGTCGGTTACTTTGCTTTCTGACATAATATCTCGAATCTCTTCTCTAAGCAATGTTCTGAATTCTGATTTTTTCATTTCGGTGTCCTTTATACAAGTTCCTTAAGGACTCGCTTCATTATTTTATTCTTAAGATATTCTTCTTCTTCATCCGATGGCCACTCGTACCCAGAATCCTCTGCCCAAGGTCCAAACCCGATATCAGATAATTTTTCCCAAGCTGCATCGATAATTCCGTCAATAACATCTTCATATTCATCTTTATTCGCTTCAATCCATGCTTCTGGTAATTCAGATGCATTTGTATCATCTTCTTGTAATGAATTGGCTTCATGTGCAGCTGTAACGTCGGCTAATGTTGGTAAAGGTTTGCCTTCTTCTCGTTCCCATGCATGAGCTTCGTTAAGGCGCTTGCCTCCGATTCTATTAAATGTATCTAGTAATGGTTTTTTCATTCGGTGGTTCCGTTTGTTATATTCCGTACCCGCCACCACCAAGTTCAGCAGCACTTTGGTACATCGTTGGTAGATATTGTGCTAGCACTTCATCTGGTGCTCCTTCATCGACTAAATCGCCTAGGCCACCAAAATCATCGGGCATTTTAGCCAGGCTCTTACCTTTATAAGAATCATCTGCCCACTCTCCAGAAAGTCCTTCCTGATTATATGGTATTTCGCGGAGCTTATCACTTAAATTATCTAACGCTTCGAATTCTTCATATTCGCCAGGAAAAAACTCATGAACTTGATAATGTGCTGCTAATAGCATATCAAACTGACGTGCAATATCACTATCATATTGTTCTCTGTCAAAGGTTTTCTTCATTTGTTTACCGAATTCCATGCGCTCGAAATCTGATTTTATATCCTCTCGAAGACTTTTACGCTTGCCCTCTCGAAGTAAACTGCTATCATTCGAGGATGTTCTTCCTTCAAATAATCTTCGGTATTGTGATTTTAAGTTTGTCATTCGGTGTTTCCGTTATTGCATATGACCTAATTGAATCAGGCCATTTACTTTTTTCAATTCTTTAACAGCCGCCGTTAATATAGCAATCGTACCATTGTTAAAGTTTTTAAAGTCTTCTGGAGTATCAAATGATTCATCTCTATTCATATAGCCATCCATTTTACCTGCCAATGCTGGTGAATCTGTAATGGCATTATAAATACTTTGATACTTATCATCCGCGGCCTTTTGTGCAGATGAAGCTGTCCCTAATACTTCATATGCCTCAGGGTCAAGTTGTTCATTTACTACCTTTCGGATTTCTTCTCGTAGCAATGCTCTGAATTCAGATTTTTTCATTTTGGTGTTTCCGTTTGTTAATGGTATTCGTTTATAAATATGTTTCTGTTACAAATTCACGCGCCTATAAAAATCCAATCTAATATGCCGTAATTCATCCTCGGCTGTTAATAATAAGGAATTTTTGTAACGATTCCAATCGATAATGAAACTTTTATCTAGAACTCCATTGTTACATGATTTTACAACTGCATTTAATGCATTAACTGTATATAATGTATTGGTTTCTTTTTTACGGTGTATTGATATTGTATTACTAGTTCTTCTAGCCGCACCTGGTTCTATATTAAATGTTATATATAAATCGTCTGGGGTATCTGAATTACTAAACACAAACAATCTATTCTCTGGTATTGTGTAAGAGGCCGTGACATAGTCTATAATGATATTTAAATCATTGCGATGTGCAAATGTACATAGCAGTTGTGGCCTCACTCATTACCGTTTTATTCTGTAGTATTAAATATATCAGCATAGATATCATCTAATGCATTAAATAACCGATCTGGTATATCTTTTTTTACTTGAGTTAAAAATTCTTTACTTATCTTAGGAGTAGGCAAATCAATTTCAATTTCTTCTTTATCCGTAACTAAATCAAGAAATCTTGGATGTATATTTAATGCGTTTAGACCTTGGTCGGCACTGACAATAATATTACCTGCCTCAGATTTTATTCCCCATACTGGTAAATCAGTAATGTATATATACCCATTGTTAAATATATCAATAATTTCTTTCTTGTTAAAATCATGTATATGTATTATTATCTTATTTAATATTTTATTTTTATATTTTTTCTCTGCCCAGACAAATACTTCTTTATTATCCGGTCCAGCCAATTTATCAGCAATTGCATTAATGCGAGATTGAATCCGCTCCAGGCCTGGTCCTAGTTCTTTAATTGGTACATTTTCCACATCTAGGCCTTGGTCACGTAAATCTCTTAATTCTTTTGCTACAGCTCTAACGGTTCCTTTAGGAACTTGAAGTTCATCTGACCCAAGTCGAATATTTTTCCCAGATGCCGTTGTCTTTAATGAGATAGGTATGCCGGCAACTACTAAATCAGCCAACCCTCCACTTGCACCTGTATGTATTGCTTCTATATTAGTATCTTTATTTAATAATTTTGCTAATAAAACTTCTGATATCGTTCCTAAGCTAGACGGATCAAAATAATAAAATATAGATAAATATTTACTATATTGCTCGGCGACCTCCTTAATTGCTTGTATTAAATCTGTAACAGACTTTTCTGGTACTTCCTGGACGTCTGTACTATTCGGCTGGTCCTCATCTTCGGTAACCAACTCCACTGCTTCTGGTATAGATTTACCAACATTAGAATCATGTTCGGCAATTACATCTGCCAATACAAATAATTCTGATTCAGAATACGGAGCTTCTGCATAACCTTTTGGTAGTCGATAAAACCATTCACGTATTACATCATCATTAATATTCATCCTGCCCTAGTTTACGTTTTAAATAAATATCGACCTAAACCAATACTTTACTAGTTACGTCAATTAAATCATGTAAATCGGCACCTGCCTTTATCTTAACTGGAAAGTCTCCACTATTACTCATTGCTTTTTGAATCTTCAATATACATTCCTTACCATCCTTCATATCATAATCAAATAGCAAAGAATCATAAGTATATAATATCAATTTGGTATTGTAATCGTTTAGTACTTCATTAACTGCTTGTATGGATGTTATACTGTATTCCGTTTCTGTTGCTTGTAAATAATAATTGAAAAGCTTTGTTGCATTCATTCCTGAGTTTGCAGCTCTGGTGATTCTTCTTCCAAAGATAGGAGTTGCAATATATCCATTTGCATGAAATGTCTGATACAATTCTTTTATGAATTCACCTGTCTTCTGGAAGAATTCGATATGCTTGTATTTATCATCCACTCTTCCATATAATTGCCGGAACGTTATCTGCTTGCTTTCTTCATATTGCTCTTTGCTTAATTCATCCGTTCCAAAATAATGCTTACCAAAATAAGCATGTATAGATTCTTTTGGCAAATCAAATCCTGTCAGCTTAGCCATTAAGCGTAAGTGATATGAATCATAATCCATCTCAATAAGCATTCCGGATGGATATCTGGATACAAATGACTTTCGGCAACCATCCTCTTTATTTAAAGCAGCATAATTTACTCCTCCAAATTTATTGGATGGCCTTCCTGTAGATGTATATATATTGTATTCTGTATAAGCTGTATTACGAAATAAATTGTTAGTTCTGAATGATTCCAGGAACACATTGTAATCAACCTGCATTCCATTCTGCTCTATAGAATACAAATTATCTATCACCATATGGTCATATGTATCAAATAAAGCATCCTTTTCAAATCCGGTAAATGCTTTCATAAACTT